ACGACAGCCCGATCCGGCAGGAGATCGACCGCAGGCTGGAGCAGTATCGCCTCGCCGCCGAGCAGGCGCAGATCGCCAGCCGAGAGCGTGAGCGCCAGCGGGCCGAGCGTCGGCAGAAGTTTCCCGATCAGGTCAGCCCGGTGGACGCCTTCAACGCTGACCACGACATCGGCGACCTGCTCCTGCGCTACCAGTACGAGCGGCAGGGAGCCTCCAAGCATTACCGCTCGCGTTACCAGACCAGCCCCAGCTACGCGACGCAGGACTTCGGCGACCACTGGGTCAGCATGTCGGGATCGGACGCAGCCGCTGGCGTCGGCAGGCCAAAGTCTCTGGGCGAGAGCGCATACTGCTGGGGTGACGCTTTTGACCTTTATGTGCATTACGAGCACGACGGCGACTTCGACAAGGCCGTGCGTGCCTACGGTGCCGAGATCAACCCCGTGACAGCCGCCGCCAACGACGTGCCAGAGAACGGCATGGACGATTTCGAGTACATCGCACCGCAGGCGACGCAGGAGGCCACCGCCAGCGACGACAACGAGTTCCTAGACCTAGACGCCTTCGACACGCCGGATGCCCCCACAGCGGCCCCGGATTGGCCGACGCTGTTCGATGCCTTCGACGAGGCCAGCATCCCCGTGCGCCGCTGGATATACGGCACGTCCTACCTGCGGAAGTTCACCAGCATGCTGGCCGCCGCCGGGAGCAGCGGGAAGACGTCGGAGCAGACGGCAGAGGGCATCGCCATCGCCACGGGCAGGCCGCTGTTGGGCGAGCCAGTGCATGAGCAGTGCAATGTCTGGTTCATAAACCTCGAAGACCCGATGGAGGAAATGCAGCGCCGCATTTTGGCCACAATGAAGTATTACGGCGTCACGCCCGACGAAGTGCGCGGGAAATTGTTCCTGAACGCTGGCCGCGAGTTCAGCATGAAGTTCGGCACGCAGACCAAGGACGGCCTCATCCCGAACAAGGCGCTGGTCGAGTATATGATCCAGAAGATCCGCGAGAAGAACATCGGCATGGTCTACATCGATCCGTTCGTGGGCTGCCATAACGCCAACGAGAGCGACAACGTGGCCATGAACGCCATCGTGGCCGAGATCAGGAAGGTGGCCGACGAGACCGACTGCGCCATCTGTCTGGTGCATCACACGCGCAAGGCCAACGGCGAGAACGTGGACGTGGACAGCGTGCGCGGTGCCAGTTCGCTGATCGGTGCCGTGCGGTCTGCGCGTGTCATCAACCGCATGACCGAGGACGAGGCTGTGCGCCTCGGGATCGACCCGTCGGAGGCCAAGTCGATCATGCGGATCGACGACGCGAAAGCCAACCTCGCGCCCCCGGCCAGCGCAGCCGTCTACCGCAAGATGGTGGGCGTGCAGATAGCCAACGGCGAGTGGGTCGGCGTCTGCACGCCCTACAAGCTGCCGGACGCATTCGACGGCGTCAGCGGCAAGGACGCGCGCACCATCCAGCGCATCGTGGCCAACGCTCTGGAGGACGGCGACCCGTACCGCGAGAGCGTGCAGTCGAAACGCTGGGTGGGTGTAGCCGTGGGCGACTTGCTGGACATCGACGTCACCGAGAAGGCTGGCAAGGCAAAGGTGTCGTCCATCGTGAAGACGTGGCTGAAGACGGGCGTGCTGGCCGTCGAACGTGTCACCGACGCGAGGCAGGGACGCGAGGTTGCCGTCGTGGTGCAGGGGGATTGGATCAGCCACGACGAGGTGTGAGCATTTTATTTGCTCATCCGTCAATTTTGTTGTTGCATCGTACGGAACACGCTTTATAACTGCTCCTACGAACTAGCAAACAAGGATGACCACCATGACCCCTTCGATCAAAGCCTACGCCAACGTCCACGGCTACACCGACACCACCCCGTACGAAATCATCGACATCAGCCCCAGCGGCAAGCAACTCACGCTGCGTTCCATGAAGTGCGAAAAGGACACAAACTGGAAAGCCGAGTGGCACGTCGGCGGCTTTGCTGGCCACTGCGCCAACCAAGGCGACCAGAAGTGGATCATCAAGTCTGACGAGGACGGCCACACCATCAAAGCCAACAAGCGCAAGGATGGCCGCTTCTGGACAGCCTACGGCAAGGCCAGCATTGAGCCGCAGCCGCGCAAATTCTACGACTACAACTTCTGACCTTCTGGTGACCAGCCCTGCGGGGCTGGCATCCAGAAGGCCAACACAGCAAACAAGGGAGACCACCATGACCAACTACCAGACACCGACCGCCGAGACCTACGCGAACCTCGACGCCGCCTTCAATCACTTCAACAAGGAACTGTTCGACCACCGCCTGCCGTCGGTCCTCTTCACGTTGACCCGCAAGCGCAAGGCGCACGGCTACTTCTGGGCCGAGCAGTTCAAGCACCGCGCCGACGGCGACAACACGCATGAGATCGCCCTCAACCCCGACAGCATGGACCGCACGCTGGCCGCCGTCCTGTCGACCCTCGTCCATGAGATGACACACCTCGAACAGCAGGAGTACGGCACGCCCGGCTCCAAGGGCCACCACAACAAGGAGTGGGTCACCCTCATGGAGCGTGTGGGCCTGATCCCCTCGAACACGGGCGAGCCGGGCGGCAAGCAGACGGGACGCCAGATGACGCACTACGTCGAAGAGGGCGGAGCCTTCGAGGTGTCTATGCACAAGCTGATCGCCGACGGCTTCTCGCTGCCGTACTTCACGCAGCCGAGAGCCGCCGCCGAGAAGAAGAAGGATCTCTCGAAGGTCAAATTTACCTGCCCGTGCTGCGGCGACAAGGCGTGGGCCAAGGCCAGCATGCGGCTCATCTGCGCTGATTGTAACGAGGAGATGCAGGGTGAGATTTGACCCTGCAAACCTTCCTCACCTCACGTTCAAAGGTGAGGAAGAGGTGAGGAAAGGTGAGTAAGAACACCCTTCCTCCTCACCCTTCCCCCCTAAAGGGGGGTCAGGGGTGAGGAGACGAAGGTGTTCAGCATGTGAGGTGAGGTTGAGGTGAGAGAACATAACGGCGGCCATGCAGGGAGACACACGATGGCACAGAGACCCATGCGTAAAAAAAAGGATGACCGCATCCTGACCAAAGGCGCGACGGCGGAGGAGATCCGGGCGGACCTATCGCTGGCACCGTTCGATCATGCGGCGAGAGAGATGGACAAGAAGTGGGGCGTGGACCGTTTGCCCGAGTTGGTGTCGGTCGAGAGCGCGGCGAAGTGGGGCAAGGCGCTGGCTGGCCTGAATGGTGCCATCGATGCCAAGGATGCCGACAAGGTGAAGTTCTGGGTGGAGGTGTGCCTGCGCGGCATGCAGGCGATGGATGCCGAGGCGACGGCGGCTGGCGTGCCTTTGTCCGATCCCATGATCTGGGAGCATGAATATGAGGGCGTGGTGTACGGCATCATTGAGGATGGCCGCGAGTGGCCTGCGGCTTACGCCAAGCGGCCCGGCATAGCGATCCACACGATGAGGGAGGTTGCCGTGGCGCTGCATGAGCATCGGAACGGATTGGTCAACGCGGTGAAGCTGGCGTTCCCCGGAGCGGAAGTGAAGGCTGTACGACGCAGGCCGCAGGATCTTGAGGATGATTTCGACTTCTTGGAGGACTTCTGATGCGCGAGAAGGTGTACATCACGGGAGAGACAAAGTCGGATGCCGTTTTCCGCGCGCTGGAGGGGTGCCAGAGAGGCGACTTGGTGGTTTACCATGTCGGACCACACTGCGGAGGAGTTCACCGTTTCTCGGCCCTCTCCGCGAGCCAGCGGGGCATATGCCTGCTGTTCTGTAAGAAGGTGCGAGACGGGGTGTTCGAGTACATGGCGATGAAGCGCGGGTGATTGGTATGGTGATGGTATGGTCGTGGTATGGTGATGGTCTTGTGGGGGTGAAAGCGCCCCAGCAGACACGCCGCCTCGCGCGCGGGCGGGCGACCGGGGTCGGCGTGGGGTATCCAGATACCTCATCGATGCAACGTACGATGCACCAATCTGGACTTATCGGACCGATATCGGCCCGCATAATGTTATCGCTGAGACGACGTATCGCTAACCCATTGATAACACACGCTTATGCACAAGATCGCATATGACATAATGGAGATTATCGGACTTTCGCGTTACGGCGACGCGGTTTCGCCGGGTTTTGCGCCGAGGCCCCCCCGGTCTGGGGGGTTAACCGGGGGCGGCTGCTTCTGCACCCCCACACACATCCTCACACCACGTTCACCCAATCCAACCCCCACCCCCACCCACAATTTCAACCTCCTTGAAAAATTTTTGAAAATTCTGCTAAAAAAGGTTCAGAGAGAGATCGGGAGACGCACGATGGCAGGCAAAGCCTTACGCAAGAAGCTGCTCGCAGAGATTGACGGGCGCGGCGGCCCGGAGTGGCTGCAGGATTACATTGCCGAGGGCGGTAAGATATCGGATTTGGCGACAGAGTTGGGCTGCAGCCGCAGCTACCTGAGCCGCCACCTGAATGCCCACCCGGATTACAAGGCGGTCATCCTAGAGGCCCGCAGCGAGTACGCCGACAGGCTGGCCGACGAGGCCCTCGACATCGCCGACGGCATGGCGAGTGTGGCCAA